GCTGGTCACTTCTTGGTTTTAGTGCCACGCACGTGGTGTGCTGTCAAGTGTGCCACCTTTTTTCCACGTGGACAGTCTTATCGTAACACATTTGTGCAACAAGAAAACGATCCGTGTTTTCCATTTATAGTGGCTGCCCTCCGGGGGCCCTGCGGGGCTTTTCATATTGTACAAGGGAGGGTGGTCGGCGCTCCACGCGTCCCGCTCGCGCCTAACATGTTTGCGGAACTCAGTGCGGCAAGGGCTTACGTCGGCGGAAATTAGGGGACGCCTACCGGCGCGTTATGTACGCCCAAAGCTTCGCAATGGGCTAGGATGCAGCAAAAAATATGATTTTATTGTTCTTTAAGCCAGAAGAACGGGTGTGCACATATGATGGACTTATATCCCTCAATCACGTTGAATAACGTGTTCGTGCCATCAGGGCATTGACGCGGAAGGGCGTCAACCATCTTACAGCTGATCTTTGAAAAAANCCGGAACGCATTGGGGGGGTTCGAACCCGCGTCCGCCTGACTTTCGTCGAGTGCGTCGAGTTCTTCAAGCACGTTAGCAACTAACGGCTTAACCATTGCGTCAGCTTCCAAATATGTAAGACACATTGTTATACCAAATTAATATTCGGTAATTTATTTATGAGGCAACCATGTCGGGGATTCGAGCTTCATCACCGTAGTGCTTCTCGCCGACATTCTCACCGACAAACTTAATAGTGGTGTCCCACCGAGAATACAATTCAATGTTGATTCCCTTGGACTTCAAGGAATTGGATCCTTGATAGGTAAGGTCGGTGCCAGAGTCAACGGCCACACCTCCATCACCTTGAATGAGGTCGCCATGGGGTTCCATAGAAGACACAAACATCTTGACCTTATAGGAATAAGGATTGGTGACAGTAGACTGAAATGGGTTGGTGTCGAAAAAGGGATAAGTTTCGCCAGATTCAATAGCACCATCTTCAAGATATTGACCATTGACTTCCAACCAACCTCCATTGGCTGGGTAGGTGAACTCACTAGCAGCAGGTGATTTAGAGTATTCAGGGCCGAACATGTCATTGAAAGGACAATCAATGTCAATGTACACTTTTTCACCAGCTTCACCGGCGTTTCTTGCTCCAGGAAGGACGTAACTGTCAAGGTTAGACCATTGATCAGGATATTCATTGGAAGATGCAAAGGTAAAGTCGGATCTAGTGGTTCCACTAACCGTAGGATTGGAGACCATTTGATCAGTGACAGGTCCGACAAGATGCTGAATGTGGATCATCTTGGGAAAGCGAGAGTAGTTTGTAAACACAAACTTGTGCTTAGCGTTGTTGACCTTCAGGTAAACAGACTCGTCTGTTGCGGTAGARAGGGTTTTAGCACGGCGTGCGCCTATAATAAGGTCTCGGGGCACATTGTAGAAGTCGCAGCCGACTTTGGCGTCTGGAGTGGCGCCGTCTCCAGGGTCATTGAGTTGCTTGTTGACAAGAAACTCATTAGGTACCAGGAGGTCAATAATATTGCTAAGTGCTAATGGAGGTTCAGAAACGCTTGACCATCCACGAAAGGCAGTGAGAACCTCCTTAGGATTGATGCCACCAAAAGAGGTGTGTCCTTTATACGCAAACGTGTCTGCAGACAACGCAGTATGACGCTTACTAATAACACCGTAAGTGTGGCCGGGTTCTGATTTAGAAGAAACCATAATACGGCCTTTGCCAGGGCCCTTGTAGTTAGATGCAGCAAACATTTTGTGAAGATTGTTTTTATTTACTTAACTGTCTTTGTTTTCACAAGTTCGGTGAGAGAGGTAACAGCCTTCATCATGTTCAACATGGCGTTTTGCTGGAGGCCGGTGTGGGCGACGCGGTAGTTGCGGATGGCTCCGGTTTGTCCCTTGGACAACTTAGACGGCACCCGGCGGCGCAACGGACGGCGCTTATACTTGCGAACAAGAGCGCGACTACGCTTAGTATAGCGGCGAGGCTTGTAAGTATACTTTCGACGGTAGACCATATCAGCTTGTTTTCTGGACGTTGCGAGCCAAATACTGTTCTACAGTAGGAGCTCTTCCAGCATACTTGTAACCAATCTGATCAGTAGTGTTCAGTGGGTAAGGCCCTTCATCCTCAGAAGAAGAAGAGCTTGAGTCAGAGTCGCTGGGATCATACGGAGGAGGGGGGGGATCTTCAATAAGGCGCTCGGCTGGTAGAAGCTCACGGCCGAATAAATATTGCCTGACAAGCTCGCCACCGGCGAGGATTAAAGCTCGTACTCCCTGGTTAACAAGGTTATGTGGGTCAGCTGGTTCAGCAGGAGACCCTACATTGGCCTGAATAGGGAGTCCAGCGTATGCGTCAAAGTCTGGGTCTCCGGGATCCATTTTCACAAAGTGTTGAAATGTTTTATTTCTTTAAATCTTCTTCGAATAGCAGCTATAGTCACAGCAGGTTGATCCGCATAGATGGTTTCGATGGGTTCGTTTGAAGTTACATAAATCTTGGCTCGACCCATATGGATATGAGATCCTTTCACGGGGAGTAGAAGTTTGTAACGATCAAGAAACTGTAAAAAAAAGGGGACGGGCCATTGACCACGATAGTCATCTACCAAGATAACCGTGTGATATCCAGGTCGGTAGCCGTCAAACCAGGGCTTCCCGGAGGATGTTGGGCAAGCATAGACTCGATCTGGGTCCGGGACGCTCTCCCAGACAGCGCGAGTTTTACCGGTGCCGGGGGGACCATAGAAGTAGTAGGCTTCTTGGGCGGTGTCGTTGGTTCGTGGCTGGCCAACGAGGGAGAGATATCGTTCAAATCCTCGGTAGAATCTAACTGTAGAGGAGAAATCGGTCTCGAACGCGCCGAGGAGTCCCCTCTCAACCAAGATGGGTTTGAGGTCGTCAAGGTCGGTTCGGCTTCCTTGTTGAGGTGGGTCTCCAATCTCGATAGGTAAGCTACCCGGAACTCGGCTCTCTTCTTTGCGACAATATTGGCGAGCTTCTTTATGGTTGCCTCTTCGGACCTCAGCGTGGACACCAGGGAGTCCAAGTTCTCGTTGCAGTGTCGCCAGTCCGACAGGGGTGTTTCCATGGACATAGCCTTGCCAGTGGACTCGACCAGTCGTTGGACATTTCTCCGCTTGACATATGAGGTACTGTGCCCAGGGTGATCCTGAAAACCATTTGTAGGGATTCCAGTCCACATCATATGAGGTGAAGATCCAGTTACGATAGCGCTTAGTACCGAGCGCCGGGCCGGGTCTTTTTTTNCAATAGTCTTTTTAGGAGGCATTTACGAGCTATGACGAATAGTCGTAATTGTACAGAAGTGACCAGGTAATACTA